GGTTTTGGCGATGAAATTAAAGCGGGAATTTCCGCTGGTGTTGCTAAATTATTTGGTGGTCAAGCTACGCAAAACATAGATATTGGTGATTTATATAGAGAAGCAAGAACTACTGAAAGAGCTAAATTAGAAAAAGCAAGACAAGATCAACCTTTAGCATCTTTTGCTGGTCAAGTATTTTCCGATGTTGGTGTAGCTGGAAAAAGTCTTAAAACTCTTGGTTTAACTGGTCAAAGTTTTGGAACTGCTGTAAAAGGAGGTGCTAGTTTAGGTGGAGCAAGTGCTTTGGGTGAAACTGAAGATTTGACTAATATTCCACAAACTTTAAAAGATGTTGCGACTGGTGTGGGTGTTGGTGGTGTATTGGGCGGAGCAGTGCAACAAGCAATACCTGCTGCTCAAAATGCCGTTGGTGCAATTTCTCAAGCTCCTAAAAAACTATTGCAAAAAGCAACTGGTATAAAACCAGAAGCAGTAAAAACATTTCAAGAATTAGGAATCGAACCAACTCTTGCCGATGTTTCTAATTCTGCTGGCTTACAAAACTTTATTAAAGATGTACCTTTAGCTGGCAAACCAATTACAGAAGCTTTGCAAAAACAAGTAAATGATATTTCTGGGCAAATTCAGAATGTTTCTAAGTCTCAAGGCGGAACTTATAGCCAAGCTGGTAAGGAAATCGTAAAAGGCGCAGAAAATATTATCGAAAAATCTAAATTAAGAGACAAGCAGCTTTATGGCAAGGTAGATGAATTTATTCCTGCTGATACTCCTGTTTCAATGGATAACACTTTTAAAGCTTTACAAGATCGCAAAGTGCAAATCACTAGCGCTGTTAGTGGTGGAAAGGTTGCTGGATATAACAAATTTATTACTGATGCCCAAAATCAATTATCACAAGGTAAACAAATTCCTTATGATAGTTTGACAGCTTTAAGAAGCGAAGTTGGTACAGCTTTACAAGGTAAACTAGAACCACAAGAAAGAGCCGCTTTAAATAAGATTTATAGTGGACTTACTAACGATATTAAAACAAATATTCAACGCTCCGATTTAGATAAAATTGGCAAACAAAGTGCCTTGCAAGCTTGGGAAAAAGCCAATGCTTCTCACCGCTTAAGAACCAATTTTATTAAAGAAAATATCCAGCCTTTACTTGACAAAGGAACTCCCGAAGAAGTTTACAAATACGCAACCTCACAAGCTAGACTTGGCGGCACAAGGGTTAGTCAAATTATGCGTTCTTTAAATGATAATCAAAAGGAATTTATCAGAGGCACTTTAATTCGTGATTTAGGTTTAGCTCAAAAAGGCGTTCAATCTGCCGAAGCCAACATATTTAGCCCTCAAAAGTTTATGGCTGAATATTCTACACTTAAAAAGAACGGCACTGAAAAAGCTATATTTACTTCTGAGCAAGTAGACGCATTTAATCGTTTAAACAAAGTTGTTGAACTAACTAAAAACACTGAACAAGCAAAGCAACAAAAGCAACTAATGCAAGCAATTGGATTGACAAGTGTTGGCGTTTCAACTGGTGGTGCGGGATTAATTCCTGCATTAGGTGGAGCTAGAATAACAGCTAATTTGATGTCTAACCCTAAATTTATCAATTGGTTAGCCACTACTTCTCAATCTGCTCCAAAAGAACTGCCAAGGCATTTAAGCAGACTTTCAGCAATCACCGCTGCAAAACCCGAAATAAGAGAAGATGTTTTAGAGTTTTTATCTGCCTTTGGAATAAATGATTCTGAAGCTTCAAAAAATTTACAAGATAATAATTATAGGGACTAAATTATGGCACAAAGATTTATTGAACCAATTGCAAGAATATTTACCAACGCAGGAGCTGTTGGAGTAGGATATAAATATTATTTTTATTTAACTGGAACAACAACGCCAGTAACAACATATCAAGACATTAATTTAACCGTAGCAAATACTAACCCAGTTTTGTCTGACGCTAATGGGCGCTTCCCAGAAATATGGTATTCTGATTTATCGCAATTAAAATTAATTGTTAAAGATTCTTTGGATAATACAGTAGAAACTTGTGATCCCGTTGGTGCCACAGCTGAAATTACATCTTTAAATGATTTTGATGTTCGACCAACTTCATATTGGGGATTAACAACAGGAACTTCAGCAGCTTACACATTATCAGCAAATCCTACAGTTATTTCATATAATAACTCACAAACATTTGTTATACAAATTCACATAGATTGTGCAAATAATCCAACTTTAGCAATAGATAGTTTAACTGCTCAAAATTTTAAGAAATATACGCAACAAGGAACAAAAATTAATTTAAAAGCTAATGATTTAAAAGCTAACCAAAGATATTTTTGCACTTATGATGGCGTTGATATAGTTGTTTTAAATCCTAACTCATTACCCCTTTTATCAGGATCCGCAACTGAATTAACTATTTCAGCGGGGGTAATAACTTTAACTAATAATTCCAGCTCTTATGCATTAGATACCGAGGGAGCAGCGTCTTCCGATGATTTAGATACAATTAATGGTGGACAAGATGGTCAAATTATCTTTTTGAGAAATACAGACAATGCTAGAAATGTAGTTCTAAAACATGGAACTGGAAACATTTTTAATCCTCAAAATAACAATTCCACAAACAGAAATATAACATTAGATTTAACAAGTGACTTTGTATCTTTAAAATATAGCTCTGTTTTAGGTTATTGGATAGTTATTTCTAGTTCATTTAATGATTTTATTAATTCCAAAGCTCAAAATGGCTATAGTTATTTACCTAATGGTTTGATTATACAATGGGGTAAAACAGCCACTCCCTCAGGGGATATTCCAGCAGGATTGCAAAGTGTATACGTAACTTTTCCAATAACATTTCCTAATTCTTGTTTAAATGTAAATGCTCGTTATAGTTCTGTCTCAAATGCTTTAAATTATAATATAATTACAACAGTTTATTCTATTTTAGCAGCTGGGTTTAATATTGGTTATTCAGAAATGACAGCTGGAACTCAAGATGCTAATGGTTTTTATTGGTTTGCAATTGGTTATTAATTATTAATTATTAAAAAATATGACAGTAAAAGTAAATTACGATATAGAAACAACTTTGGTAAAAGGATATTATCCAGACATAATTAACTATGCGTCAATTCCTGAGCCTTACATTGCAATTACCGAAGAACAACATGAAATTGCCTTAGGTAAACAAATGTGCGTTGTTGATGGAATTTTTCAAGAATATATAATTCCTAATAATATTTTATTAGAACAACAAAAAATTATTAAAATTAATATATGTTTAAATTATTTAAAAAATACTGATTGGTATATTATAAGATCATTAGATTTAAGTAATTTAAACCCTATACCTCAAAATATTTTAAAAAATAGAGCAGATGCTAGATTATTGCAAGATGCTATTAATAATGCAAATAGTTTGACTGAGTTAAATAATTTAAACATTAATTTTATTGATTAACATGAGCGTTTCAGGAACAAATACATTTACACAAACAAGAAATAATATAATTAATCGTGCTTATAAAATTATAGGAATTAAAACTCGGGGAAGAGATTTAACTGCAGAAGAAATTAATGAAGCATCAGAAGCATTAAATTTATATGTCAAAGGCTTAAAAAGTGAAGGTGTTTATCTTTGGAAATACGCCGAGGGAACTTTATTTTTAAAAGTAGGTCAAGAAAGTTATATTTTAGATGGAACAACTGCCAATGCAACAGAATCTTTTGTCCAAACAACAACTAATGCAACAGCAACAAGTGGAGCAAACTTAATTGTAGTTACTAGTGCAAGTGGATTTACTATTGGATACAACATAGGAATAATGCAAAATGATGGTAATTTGCATTGGACAACCATTTCTAATATAGCGGGAACAACAATTACTTTGACTGCTCCTTTAACTGATAATGTATCAAATGAAGCAACTGTTTATGTTTACCAAACTAAAATTACACGCCCCGAAGCAATAACATCAGCAAGGAGGAGAGATTCTTCAAATTATGATACTCCTTTAAATGAACTTGCTAGAAGTGATTATTTTAATCTTGCTCAAAAAACAGTAATTGGACAACCAACTCAATTCTATTACGACAAACAATTAAGTTCGGGAACAATTTATTTGTATCAAGCTCCAGATGATGCTTCTAATACAATTAAATTTACATTTCAAAAAATGTTTTTTGATTTAAATACAGGCAATGACAATCCTGATTTTCCTATTGAATGGGCTGAAACTTTAGCTTTTGGTTTAGCTTCTCGTTTATCTTATGATTTTTCAATTGACAAAACAAAATCTGAACAAATTAAAAGAACATACGATGAAATGTTGCGTAATTTAAAAGGGTATGATAGAGAAGATTCAATTTACTTTGTCCCAACTTATAATTTATATAAATAATGATCCAGCAAATACATTTTGGAGTAAATTCATATAAAGCTAAAAGTGGTTTAATATCTGCTGAACGATTAGTTAATTGTTATGCTGAAATAACGCCTCAAACTAGTGCATTTCCTAATATGGTTTTAGGAACAGCGGGGTTTGATGTTTGGTTAGATACTGCAGTTTCTTTGCCAATTTATGGAATGCATGTTATGAATGGAGATTTATTTATTGTAGCGGGAAATAAAGTTTTTAAAGTTGACTCAAATAAAGCAAAGACTTTAATTGGCGAAATAACAACTCAAATAGGTCAAGTCATTATGACTGACAATGGCACTCAAGTTACAATACAATTTCCAGGCGGTATTACTTATTATTGCACAAGCACTGCGGGATCATTATTGCAAATAACAGATGGAGATTTTAATAATTCTGGCTCAATAACAACACTTGACGGCTTTACTGTATCTGCTTTAATAGATTCAAATGAATTTCAATGGTCAAATGTTAACACGACAGAAAATTGGAATGCATTAAATGCAGCAACTGTTGAGGCTAATTCATCAAAAATTGTTAGAGTTTATCAAAATAATTTAGAACTTTGGTTTTTTAAAGAAGATATAATTCAAGTGTATTATAATACTGGAACAGGCAGCCCTCTATTTCAAAGAAAAGAAGGTGTTTATATTGAAAAAGGTTGTGCTTCTAAATATTCAATAGCAACTCTTGATAATTCATATTTTTTCTTAGGTAACGATGGAATAATTTACCAAACTATAGGATATCAATTAAAACAAATATCTACTTTTCCAATATCGCAGGAAATTACAGAATATGCAATAATAAATGATGCTATAGCTTTTACTTATATTTTAGGAGGACATAAATTTTATTGTATCACTTTTCCATCAGCAAATAAAACTTGGGAATACGATATATCAACTGAATTATGGCATGAAAGGGAAAGTATTAACAATGCAGGAAAAAGTGGCAGATGGAAAGCAAATTGTTATATAAATTTTAACAATAAAAATTTAATAGGAGATTTTGAAACGGGCGTTATATATGAATTAAAAGATAATTTGCATACTGAAAATGGTGCCGTAATTAAAAGAGAGGTTATAGGAACAACCTTGTTTAAAAATTTTGCAAGAATGACAATGTCAAGATTTATAGTTTGTATGGAAACGGGCGTTGGAATAGCAACTGGACAAGGTCAAAATCCACAAATTATGGGAAAGTTTTCTATTGATGGCGGTAAAACATTTAGCAATGAATTATGGCAACCAGTTGGAACGGAAGGTTCTTACTTGACGGAGATATTTTGGACACAAATAGGGCAGGGTCGTTCTTTTATAGCAAAACTAAATTACACTGAGCCAACTAAATTTGTAATTGCTGGTTGTTTTGTAGAAATTGAAACAGAAAATGATTAATATACCAAACAATAACCAACCAGTTGAAGATAACGGCATGATAAAGCCAGAATGGAATACATTTTTTCAACAAATTAAGACAGTAATAAAAAATGATTATGCGCAAAATATTGGTTTACCTAACGCCTTACAACCAATAATTGATGAAAACAAAAATATTGATAGAATTTGGTATAATTTTTTTGAAAAAAGTTACAAAACAACTGGTGCATCTTTTGGTATTCCATCTTCCCAAGAAAAGTTGAGCAGTAAGTGGCATACATTTTTTGAAAATATGTATCAAGAGTTAAAATAATTGTTGAATATTTATTTAAAACATTAATAATGACTATTGTTTCTTGAGTAAATGTAAATAAGATTAAACATTTATATATTTATGAAAGGATTATCAAGCCTTTACAGAGGTTTGTCAGGTGTTGAGCCAACAGCTGATGACATAGGAGCAGTAAAAAAAGCGGGCGACACAATGACTGGTGCGTTAATATTAAGTGGTAGCCCAACAGAGCCTAATCAAGCCGCAACTAAATCTTATGTTGATAGCAATTCTTCATCATGGGGTTCTATTGGTGGCACATTATCAAATCAAACAGATCTTCAAAATGCCCTTAATGCAAAACAAGATACTTTAGTTTCTGGAACAAATATCAAAACAATAAATTCAACTTCAATTTTAGGATCTGGTAATTTGTCAATAACCGCAAGTGCCGCTGGAACAAATACACAAGTTCAATTTAATGATAGTGGAAGTATAGGTGGAGATGCTGGTTTGACATATAATAAAACAACAAATAACTTGAATGTAGATGGCAAAGTTGATGCTTCTGCATTTCAAGTAAACGGAACAGCTGGTAATGGATATATTGATTTAAAACACCAATCTGCTGATGCGTCTCCTCCATCTGCATTTTCCGCTTTATTTGCCGATAGTAACGGAAATATTAAATACAAAAATGATGGCGGTTATTATACCACATATTCTACGCATACTAATACCGCAAATAGAATATACACTTTTCAGGATAAAAGCTATACTTTAGCAGAAGCAGGAGCAAACACAGATATAACCTCTATCTCATTAAATCAAAGTGGTTTAGTGGTTAAAGGTGCAACTTCAAATGCACTTACTATAAAACCAAATGAAACTCTTAGTGCATCACGCACATTAAACTTAAAAATTAATGATGTAGATAGAACTATTGATTTATCTGGTAATTTAACCGTATCTAGCGCCGCAACAATTTCAGGAACTAATACTGGAGACCAAACAAATATAACTGGTAATGCGGGAACAGCAACCACTTTACAAACTGCAAGATCAATTTATGGTAATAACTTTGATGGATCTGCAGCATTATCACAAATTATTGCCTCAACTTTTGGAGGCACGGGAAATGGATTTACAAAATTTACAGGAGCAACTAGCACAGAAAAAACTTACACCTTACCTGATGCTAATGCAACAATTTTAACTGACAATACCGCAGTTACTGTTCCTCAAGGAGGAACGGGTTTAACAACTTTAACAACGGCTTATGGTGTAGTATGTGCAGGAACAACAGCTAATGGATCTTTGCAAAATGCTGGTGCAGGGACTAGTCGACAATATTTAAAATCAAATGGAGCAAGTTCATTACCAAGCTTTGCTAGCTTTACACCGCCAACAATTACAAAATATACATCAGGCTCAGGAACTTATACAACTCCTGCAAATGTTTTGTATTTAAAAGTAAGAATGGTTGGTGGGGGTGGCGGTGGCGGTGGCTCAGGGCTTACTGGTGGAACTGGTGGAACTGGTGGCAATACTACTTTTGGCACTTCGCTATTAACCGCAAATGGCGGAAATGGTGGCGCTTTTAATGCTCAAGGTGCTAGTGGTGGTTCACCCACTGTTAGCTCCCCTGCAATTTCAATTTTAGATATTGCTGGTAGCAATGGGGCATCAGCAGAACAAGCGCGAGCTTTTGCGTATGGTGGTTCTGGCGGTTCAAATCCAATTTCAGGAATTGCACCGATGTCAAATGGGATAACTGGCTTAAGTGGTAAACTTGGTGGGGGCGGTGGCGGTGGCGGTGCTAGTTCAACAGCAATTATTACTGGTTCAGGCGGTGGAGCTGGAGCTTACATTGAAGCGTTAATTTCAAACCCTTCTGCAACATATTCTTATGCTGTTGCTAGCGGTGGAGTTGGAGGAACGGCGGGAACAAGTGGTTTTGCTGGCGGTGCTGGTGGAAATGGATACCTAGAAATAACAGAATATTACAATTAAAATTATTTATGAAAATAGAAAACTTAAAAGATTTAAAAAGCCAAAAAGGTTATAAATTTAATAACCAATTTTTTGTTGCTTATGAAGGAAATTCTCAATTTGACGCAACTAATCAAGATTATCTTGCTTGCGTAGAGTTTATTAAAAATGGTGGTAAATTAGAGCCTGAATTTACGCCAGAAGAGTATTTAAAAAGAGTAAAAGATAATAAACTTGCTCAACTTGAAGCTTTTATTTTGGCTAAAAAAACAGAGAAATATACATCTCATACAGCCCCTGAAATTATAGACGGCTCTAGAATTGGGGCTGAAGTTAAGTTTTACTGGCATGTTGATAATATTCCAAATTCAAACTCAAATATAACTCCTGAAAGCGTTCTTGCCAAATGCACCATGGATTATGTAAGTTGCATAAATTATGCAAAAAAAACTGGCACTGATTATGCGAGCGAAAAAAGTATTTATGACAATTGCATTAAAC